GGTGTTCCCATATTCAAAACCGACAATCGTTAATGCGTGGAGGGTAGCCTGTTCCGCTCTATCCATACCCGATCTGCACTTCCATGATCTGCGCCATGATGGCGTGTCGCGTATGTTTGAGTACGGCTACGATATACCGCAGGTGGCGGCAGTCTCCGGCCACAAGAGCTGGAAGAACCTGCAGCGCTACACGAACCTCTGGCCTGAAAACATCAAAGCATCACGGCGCAACAACTTAGAAACGGCGAATTTGCCCGCCTAAATAATACGGTTACAGGAAAGTTTCGCACTTCGTAGCTCTTGCACATTACTGATCTGTAAGTATCTCAGGCCACGGAAGTGGAATGGGGGAGACGCTGTGAGCTACGACCAGGACAACGCGAGGGCGGCGACGCTGCGGTCGGAGATCGATCTGTTCAGTGAGGAGGAGTTGGCGGAGGTGCTGGAAGTAAAACCGCCCACTCTGGCCACATGGCGGGCAGAGGAGAGAGGCCCGGATTATGTAAAACTGGGCAAGTCGGTTTTCTATCGCAAGCAAGATGTACTAGAGTGGATCAATGCGAACGTCGTGTTGACCAAGAGAACAACTTGAGTGTCGAAGTCATAAACGTAGAAGTCACTGAGTGGGACCAGATCGGTGCTCTTGAGCGCTGTGTCCATAGCCTTGCGATGGCTATGGAGGAGGTCGACGACGAGGAGGTCAAGGCGATGCTGCACCGCGACATCGCCTGCCTTCTGCTCCTGCGGGAGGATCTGAAGGATGCCGTGGGCTGCGATACCGAGCCCACGCGCCCCAATTAGGTCCAGGCTGCAGCGCTGATCCTCGGCCTTGGGTTGGCCGAACGACGAGAGCCCTGAAGCCTTGCTGCGATCATGCCGCTCATTCCCCCGTGGGCGGCGGTTGCTGCGTACTGAAGCGCGTCCGAGATGTGTGAGTACTCGTTCTTATCCGGCAGCGGGCGGAGCTGGCCTGAGCGCGTCTTGGCGAAGCGGTAGCCGCCAGCCATGGCTCGGACCAAAGTCGGGCAGCGGTGCTGGTCAAACAGCATCGCCGGTCCCCCGTCGCGCTGGGCCAGGAGGAAGCTCTCCACGGCCCGCAAGCGGCTGTCGATCTTGTTGGTCGGCGCGGGGTAGCACATGAAACCCTCACGCTTCAGAACGTCAAACGAGGTCTCTTCATAGGACGTGGAGCGCTGGGTGCCAGCCGGGTCGCCGACAATGACGACGGGTCGGCCCATATACCGCTCTTGCATAAGTGCGGGCTTCAGTGCGCGCCTGACGTGGAGCTCGAGGCCAATATCCTCCTCCAGCACCTCCTCGAGCACCAGAAGTCGGCCCTTGTGATCCATCTGACAGATGATCGAGCAGGGATTACGACCAAAGTCCTGCCCCACGATCAGCGGGTGAACCATCACAGGCTCGAGATGGTCGACGACATGGAAGGCTTGCTTGAAGCTCTCGCGGTACACAGCGGAGCCCGACGGGTCGGCACCGTACTGGGCGTGCACGTAGCGGCGCACCCAGTCCTCGCCGTTGGAGCGCGACAGGCGCTCATAATACTCCCGGCCACCGGGGAGGTTCTCGATGTTCTCGGCGTCCTCGTCGAGACCGCCCGGCTGGATGAACACCTGCCAGTCTGGCGGGATGTCCTGGTCCATGAGCTTCCACCAGTCACTGCCGATGGTGGGCATGTTGGTGTCGGCGATGATGCCGAACCAGGTCGGGCCACCCTGGGCCTTGGAGGGGTAGCGACCGCAGCGGCCTGCGATGGCGGGCACCAGGTCGACGGCGATCTCGATGCACTCCGAGATCCATGCGCCCGTGAGCTGCGAGGAGAGCAGTCGGCGCTGGTCCTCGACGTCCTCGAGGGGGATGAGCACCCACTCCGATCGCACGTCACCGATCGAGATGTAGATCGTGTTCTCGGAAACCTTGAAGGCGGCGATGCCCTCCAACCAGGTCGTCACGTCCTTGAGCACCGTCATCTTCAACTGGCTGAGCGTCTGGCGCAGGATGGCGAAGCGGGTGTGCCTCAGACCATCAGGCCCTGGCGTCTGCTCACAAGCGCGACGGAAGAGCTCGAACAGGCAGGCGGTCGTCTTGCCCGAGCCCACCGGCCCGGCGATGAGGCGGAAGAACGCCTCTGACTTCATGAAACGGGCACAGGTCGGCGGGGCGGTAAAATTGATTGTGGGCATCAGTCAATCTCTTCGGCGTCGATCACGACGGGTGGCAACTGCTTCTCGAACTTGAGCTGGGCGTCGGCTCCGAGGTTGATGGTCACGGAGAAGCGATCACCCGCCGCCTCCACACCCACCCCGCTCTTGGCGAAACCGGCCAGGTCTCTGGCCAGCTTGCCCGCCTCGATCTTGGCGTTGAGGCTCTCGGCTCGGTCGTGCATCCGCATGTGGAGCTCGGGGAGCCACTCCTCGAGCATGGCTGCGGCCTTCAACTTCACACGCTCATGCGTGTTGAGCGTGCCGTGCCAGGAGGCTGCTTCGCTCTCCAGGTAAGCGCGGAACCGTGGGTTGGCCTGGATGGTATCCCACTGGTTTGGCTCGATCTCGTGGACTTTTAGTATTTCTTCGATGGGCCGAATGTCCATCGCGATTTCGCGAGCGATCTGCAAGAGTTTCAGCTCGGTAACATTATGATCGACTGTGGTCAGAGCAGTCATTTACACTCCCACTTCGGGATGAATAGTTGTCAAGCGGGGCAAACATACTGTATTTAGGTTATGTTCGTCGAGCTGGGCGAACGAACAGGACCATTTCATGGCTGACCAACTTGTTGGAATGGGCGTCCTCCGCGTGGTGCCCCCGGCGCAACTCGACGCTTCGATCAAGGCGGCGGACGAAGAGCGTGCGGCACTTCAGGACGCGACCGACCAGCCAGTGATGACGAACCTGGCGGGCTATATCCGCGCGCAGTTCGACATGATGAAGCGCCACCGCAATACGGCGGCTGGTTGGACGAACCGGCTGCTCAACGCGCTGCGCACGTTCAACGGCGTCTACGATCCGACCCAGCTCGCAGAAATCAAAAAGTTTGGTGGCTCAGAGGTTTATGCTCGCCTCATCGCCATGAAATGCCGTGGTGCGAGCGCGCTCCTGCGCGATGTGTACCTGGCTCCCGAGCGCCCTTGGGGTCTTGATGCGTCGCCAGACCCGGAGATCCCGGCAGAGGTGATGGCGTCCATCGAGCAGCTTGTGCAGGTGGAACTCGCCACGCTCGCCGAGCAGGGCATCGATGCTGATCCTGCCACCATCCGCGACCGCACGATCCAGCTCGTCGAAGCGGCGCGTCAGGCGGCGAAGAAGCGCGCCAACCAGCGCACGAAAATCGCCGAGGATAAGATCGATGAGATCCTCATCGAGGGAAATTTCTACAAAGCACTGGCGGAGTTCATCACCGACCTGCCGCTATTCCCGTTCGCCGTCATCAAGGGTCCGTACGTCAAGATCGTCCCCACGGTGAGCTGGCAGGGCGGTCAGGCGACCGTCGCGCAGAGCCCACGCTTGATGTGGTCGCGCATCTCACCCTTCGACATCTGGTTTACTCCGGGAGTAAGCGACATCGAGGACGCCTCGGTGATCGAGCGCTCGCGCCTCACACGCGCCGACCTCAACGACCTCCTGGATCTGCCTGGCTACAACCAGGAAGCGATCCGCAACGCGCTTCGCGACTACGGGCAGACCGGCCTCAACGAAGACTATGACGGTGCGACCGACAGCGAGCGCGCCTGGAACGAGAGCCGCGAAAGCCCCTACCTGAACGAGAGCCATCTCATCTCGTGCCTGGAGTTCCACGGGAACGTCCAGGGCTCGATGCTGCTCGAGTACGGCATGGATGAAGAGCAGGTGCCGGACCCCGAGCGGGATTATTTCATCCAGTGCTGGCTCGTGGGCCAGTACGTCATCAAAGTCCAGATGAGCCCAAGCCCGCGCAAGCGGCACCCGTACTTCGTGACGTCGTTCGAGAAGGTGCCCGGCACGGTGGTCGGCAACGGCCTGCCCGACATCCTCAACGACATCCAGGACGTCTGCAACGCCTCGCTGCGCGCGCTCGTCAACAACCTCTCGATCTCGTCTGGTCCGCAGGTCGTGGTCAACGACGACCGCCTGTCCCCCGATGAAGACGGCGAGGAGCTCTATCCGTGGAAGCGCTGGCACGTCCAGACGGACCCGATGGGCAACAACGGCGCTCCGCCGATCAGCTTCTTCCAGCCGAACTCCAACGCTCAGGAGCTGCTCGGTGTCTACCAGAAGTTCTCAGAAATCGCCGACGAGATCTCGGCAATCCCGCGTTACCTCTCTGGCTCGAGTGCTGCTGGTGCGGGCCGGACGGCCTCCGGTCTGGCGATGCTTATGGGTAACGCCAGCAAGGTTCTCCAGACCGTTGCAGCGAACATCGACCGGGACATCCTCGATCCGCTTCTGCGCCAGCTCCTCGACATGATCCTGCTCACAGACGAGACGGGGATGCTTGATGGTGACGAGACCATCAAGGTCATGGGCGTCTCGGTGGCGGTGCAGAAAGAGACCCAGCGGTCTCGCCAGCTCGAGTTCCTCCAGATCACGGCCAACCCGATCGACAGCCAGATCGTCGGTCCCAAGGGTCGCGCCGCTCTCCTGCGCTCCGTCTCCGAAACACTCGGCCTGCCTGGCGGCAGCATCGTGCCGTCGGACGACGATATGGAGAAGCAGCAGCAGGCCATGCAGATGCAGGCGATGGCCATGGCGGGCGGTCAAGCCCAGGGTGCTCAGCCCCCGAAAGGCGGCAACGTCAACGGTGACATGGGTCCGCGCACGTCCATCGCAGGAGGTCCGTGATGGCATTTGATCCCTACAACAAGCCCGGCGCTCCCAGCTACGAAGCGGCCTACCAGGAAGCCTCGCGCCAGACCGCAGCGAACGCTGCTGCCTACCGTCCGCAGCGGATGAACCCGCAGGACATGAAGACGATGCTGGCGCAGAAGCTCGCCGCCTGGCGGGCGCAGCCCAAGGACGCGAATGGGCGTCGCGCGCTCCCGGTAGGGACGCCACAGCTCCCATACCAGCGTGTCAATGCGCAGGACATCTACAACCAGCAGATGGCTGCGTATCAGCAGCAGCTCGCTGAGTGGAACCGCCAGAAGGCGGCTTGGGACGCCCAGCAGGCGGAAGCCGCAGCTCAGTATCGCGATTATGGCGGGTTTGGCGGTGATGGCGGAGGCGGTGATGGCACCGCTGGTGGCCTTGGCGACACCGCTGGTGGCGGTGGTTACGGCGGTAACGGTGGCGATGGCGGCAGCGGCGGGTTTGGCGACGCTGGCGGCTCTCCCGCAGGTGACGGCGGCGGCACCATGGGCGGTGCGATGTCTCGCGGCGGCAAGGTCGCCAAGTATTCCAAGGGCGGCATGGTGAGCGACAGCTTCTCCCAGATGTCCCGCCATCTCATGAAGAAGCGGAGCAAGTGATGCGCGCACCAAAAGTATCGGGCAAGACGCCTCGTGTCCCGGCGATTGCCGGTGGCACCGTTACAGCTCCCAAGATCACACAGATGCGCGGAAAGGGCATGAACGCAGGTGGTTCTCCGAACGACCTGAAGAAGCTCTTCCCCAAGGGTTCCCGCACCGCACCGAAGTTTTCGAAGGGCGGGAAAGTCAGCAAGCGCGATTGCGGTTGCAAGTAATACCTTTGGCCAAGGTAAGGAGAACACCATGAAGTCCAAAGTCGAGAAGACCGGCATGTCCGGGTTCGAGTTCGCCAAGGGCGGCTCAGCCGGTATGCACAAGTTCACCCCGTCGAAGACGCAGGAGCCCGGTCAGACCGGCCCGGCTGGTTCGGACACGGGCGAGTTCGCCAAGGGCGGCAAGCGCCTCGGTGACATTCAGCGTCCGTCGATGACGCAGAAGCCCGCGTGAGGCTTCCATGAAGCCGGACGCGAAGAAGCCTGCCAAAGAGATCAAGGCGGAAATCCTTCCGTCTCGCTTCTCCCGCACGAATGTTACGGGCGACGCTTCGTACGCCCGTATCAACAATAACTACGCGAAGAAGGCTCCCGCCGATCCAGTCATGGACTTGACGGCGCAGATGTACTTCCGCGCTCCCTTTGGTGGTCGATGACCGACAAAGAGCTGATTTTGTCAGCAGCAAAACTAGCGAGACACGCCCCTGAGAGCTGGAACGAGTTCTTGGGGGCGCTGTCCGCCCACACTGAAAACTACATCTCCAACTGTATCTCGTCGCCGCTCGAGGCACTCCCCCAGAACCAAGGCCGCGCCCAGTCCATGGTCGCGCTCCTCAAGGTGCTGCGTGAGTGCCTGAAAAGTGCCGACCAGATTGAAGGAAAGCGTAAATGAGCATTGCTCCCGTTGACCAAAGTGTTGTCATTCCTGCCGCAGTGAAGGCCGCAGGTGCAGCAGCAGAAGCATTTTACCAGCAGGAAGAA